GTCAAGGGGTCGGAGCACCTATTTTGCGCGAAAAATCAAGAACTTACCGATGTCCCGGACTGCGGGATTCCGACCCCTCATCCAGTTCCCCCAAGTGACCTGTTGGGGTTATATCAGGTTATCATAGCCTATTATCCTGTTGTCTCTATACCCTATTGTATCTATATCTGTTAAGGATGTGTGCATTTAACAGAATCACCTCTTTTCTCTTATTATTATTAACCTATATCAATTTTAATAAAGATATTTCTTGTATCCCACATCTGTATATCTACGACTCTCTGCATATGACGGGATAGCAGGATAGGATAGATAATCAGGTAATCAATATATCTCTGCATATGTCAGGTATAGGCCACTTCGGGGGATAGGGGTACCGGGCCAAAATCCCGCAGTCCAGGTGATCCCGCAGTCCTGAGCGTTGCAGCTCGGTGCTGTCAGGTCTTTGTTGTGATCCCATGCGGAACTTGTTGACTTGCTCGTGGTCATACTGTAGAATTCACTTTGTCGTAATGGTTTGATGGTTCGCCAGTCTCGCAACACGTAACAGAGACAAAGGAATCAGCGCGCAACAGGTTGTTAGGTTGCTCATGCAATGGCAGGCTACGTTCCCATGCCTGATTGCAAATGGGAACAATCAAACGGAGCAAAAAACATGACTGCGTTTTCGAGCAAAATGAAACTGGAATTGAGCAAGACCATTCCGACTGGCAAGCTTGACAAGAAAGGCAAGCCGGAAAAAGAGCGCATCGTTGTTGGATACGCAATGGTGCCGTATCCGTCGCTTGCTGATTTCGGAATCACAGCAGCACAAGCGAGGGATGAAAAGGGAGTGCTTCAAATTGGCGAGGACGGAATCCCTGTTTACGCCGATGACAAACACGATTACCTGCAACAAGCAATTGCCGCAAGCGTTGCTGCGAAAGTCCGCAATTACTTTAGCGGAACAATCAAGGCAAAGCCTGCAAAAGAGGATTTGCTTTCTGTCCTGAGTCCCGATGCTGGCAAGCAATTGCCTGTTGACTTCGAGACACTGACAGCGGAAAGCGCACGTAGCGGCGAAGCACTCAAGCTACGTCGTGAGGCGAAAGCAGACTTTGAAGCTTTCCTGCAAGGCAAGAACAAGAAGGCCAACGTGGTTGCAGCACTGGGCGAATTGTTTTACAACTCCGCCCGCGTTCTTGGCAGCGCATCACCCAAGTATGTGGAAGCACTTGGCATGCACTGTGAAGAATGGAGCAAGGGATTGACCGCAGAGAAACAAGCGCGGTTTGCTCCTAAGCTTGCGGAACTCAATGAATCGCTCAATGCGGCTGTTGAGTCTGAAGAACTTGACCTATCCTAACAAGGGATAGGCTCTTGTGCAGAGTGTTGCACTGCTTCACAAGACTGGTGCAGCACTCGACACAAGAACAACAAACGACAAGCGCAATAACCTAGCAATGATGATGTCATAATAGGAGTAATTCACAATGAACGAAATGCAAAGCAATTACGTGGAATACGCTGACACACAGCACGCTTCTAAGTTCTATGATGCTGTATCAAGACTACACAAGCTTGCTGACAGCAAGCAGGGACAAGCGTATCAATACCTGCACCTCAGAATGAATGCCAAAGAGATTGGCGCTATCGTTGCTGTGCTCAGGTTCGGACACTACATCGCAGGTAAGATGATGTTCAAGGCCGGAATCAATATCAGATCGGCAATCAGATTGGTTGGAGTGGCAAGACTGCATGGCTACACGTATCGTCGGCCAGCCGGCTGTCCATTCCGCAAGTCCTTAGACTTCACAAGCAAGTAACCAAAGAAACAGAATCAAATCAGTCCCCTACGGGGGACTTTTTTTTGACTTCCGGCTTTACTGTTTCAACATGCTATCTGTCATAAAAATTCACCATTTTTTGCTCTAAAATCGTTGTATTATGACTTATCCTAATCTATAATGATAACGTAAGACAAGGAATCGACGGCTGCGGGATTCTACTAGGTTTAGGATGCTTTAGGTTGTATAATACTTGTTTGGTTAGCGTTATGGAGTTTTGCATGGCGGAAATCCTAGAGAACATAGAGAACACAATTTGCGAATTCTTAGCATCCGGCGAATCCGCTGCTGAGACGGCCAAAATCTGTGGCGTGTCAATCGAAAAGATACAAGAACTCCTTAAATCTACTGAATTTCGTGATCTTGTAAAAGCTCGTGGTGTAGAATTACGTGGAATTCGCATTGAAGCAAGATACGCAAAGACAGAAGAAGCATTGCTTACAACAATTGAGAAAGAAGCCAAATCTGAATTTGCTGAACTTCCAGCATTATGCAGAGCATTAGAAGTCATTGCAAAAAATCGTGTCATGTATAGGAATCCTGCCGGTCTAGGTCAACCAGCAATTATCAATAACAACGTAGTGACTCTGCTTCTACCACAAGGTGTAGGTAATGAGAAAATCTTAATGAATGGAAATGCTGAAATTGTTGCAATTGGTGATCGTAATATGGCCTCAATGCCTATTGATGGCGTCAAAGATCTATTTGGAAAGTTGGAAGATAAGAGAAATGAGAAGAAAGAAGATGGACAAGCAAAGGAACCAAGGACATACAATGTTACAACTTACCCAGCCACAGCAACAGCAGGCTCTTAAGCTTGCGTCTGCTCTTTCTCATATGTTTGTTTCTTTTCCAAGAAAACCTGGAAAGACTACTTTCTATAACTTGATTAAGAATGGATCAGCCAGCACCAAATCTGATAAGTAATCCACATTCACGTCTTGTTGCAAAGAAATTCGACAGCAAAGAAGCTTTCGATGCTGGCTTTAACTCATTTCAATTCTTTTCTGAACTATGCTTACCTGATGTCTGTACTTTTAAGTGGCCTTTTGAATACATAGCAATATGGATGCTATTAATCAAAGCAATAAGAGATAAAGATGAAAAACAAGTTAAGAGAGTTCTAAGGTTTGCGCTTGGCCTTCCACGCGGTTTTGCAAAGACCACTTTTATTAAGTTATTGGTTGCATGGCTCATAGTATATGACTTTGTAAACTTTGTTCTTGTTGTATGTGCTACTGAGCCACATGCTGAAAACTTTCTAGCTGACGTAAGTGATATGTTGTCAACATCTAATATGACAACAATCTATGGAAACTGGACTGGATCTCTTGCAATTGATAATGCTAAGCTTAAAAAGGCAACATATCGCCGGCGCACAGTGATATTGGCTGCTATTGGTTCAGGAACTTCTGTTCGTGGTCTTAATATTGTGCATGAGCGTCCAGATTTCATTATCTGTGATGACATGCAAACAAAAGAGAACGCAGAATCTGATACAGAAGCTTTACACCTGCTTAACTGGTTTGTTGGTACTCTTCTTAAGTGTGTTGATCCAATATTCGCTGTTGTTGCCTATATTGGTAATATGTATCCTCAAAACTGCATTCTATTTAAGCTTAAAGAGAATCCATACTGGACATCACTTATCACTGGTTGTATTCTAGCAGATGGTAAGTCTCTTTGGCAAGAATTGCGTCCACTTGAAGCTCTTTATGAAGAATTTAAGCACGATGAAGCATTGGGTCTCGCATTCATTTGGTTTGCAGAGATGATGAATGACCCAATACTTGAACGTATTTCTCTTCTTCCAAAAGGCATTCTTCCAGTATGCACTCTTAAAGAAGAAGAAATTAATCCAGATGCTGGGTTTGCTATTGTTGATCCTGCTGGCTTTAAGAACGCTGCTGATGATAACGTATGTATTGCTGTACAAGTAATGAATGGTATTCCTTATGTTCGTGGCATGACATCTGGCATATTCAATCCAAGAGAAATTATTGAGAAAACAGTTGAGCTATGCTTATTATACAATATTAGAATCATATTTGTAGAAAGTGTTGCATACCAACAAACTTTGTGCTTCTGGTTCACTGATGAACTTAAGCGTGTAAACTTACAAGATCATTTCACAATCAAAGAAGTAATGCCAAAGAATAAGAGTAAAGATTCTCGTATTAGAATAATTGTTCAACAACTTCTTGGTCTTACAGTCTTTATCATGAGTCAAGAGGTTCGTCATAAATTTGTATTTCAGGCTTTACAGTATAAAATTGGTAAGAAAACTAACAGAGATGATCTTCTTGATGCACATGCATACATTGAAGATATACGAACTGATATAGAACTTTGGGCATTAGTCCACTCTGTCTCACTTAACAAAGCTGAGCAAAAGAGAGCTGGTGTTGTTGCAAATAATATTCCTTTTTAACAAAGATAAGAGAGGCTGAGAAGATGGCCAATGAAGTAGGCCGACTTACAGCAGATTCGCAACTATCATTGGTTAAGTACTGCTGTGTGGTACTTGACATCCATCAAAAGCAACAAGAGTTGCGAGATAAGATGGAGTATATTGATATTGCGTATGCTCGCTACAAGGCAAGTCAGGCAACTGGTTCTGACGGTGTTGATGACTCACCTGCCGGCCAAGTTGCCTGCGGAATCAACATTGATGAAATTACAGTTCCAATTGTTGTTTCACAAGTAGATTCATATGTCTCTTATCTTAACGACATATATCTTTCTGGTTATCCAATCTTTCCTGTTGTCTCAACTCCTGATACAATTTTACAAGGCGACCAACTTCAAGCAGTTATTGATGACCATGCTGTTCGTGGCCGTTATCAACGTCAATTAGCATTATCTTTCAAAGATGCAGATAAATATAATCTTTCAGCTGTTGAAGTTGATTGGTGTGCTCTTGATCTTTATAATTTTACATCTAATTATATGGAGCCAACTAAAAATAAGGTTGAAACCACACAATATTACATCAATAAACTTAAATCAATGGATACTTATAATACAATCATGGATGGTCGTGTAAATCCTGTAGATATTCCATACTCTGGTGAGTATGCAGGTTACATTGAACTTATTTCACGAATTGAACTAAAACGTAAACTTGCATACTATGAGGCTTCAGGCAATGGTTATCATACATCGCAGGCTATGGGATCAGCTCTTTCTGCAACATCATCTCCAACAACTGATATATTTGGTTATTATACTGAGAAGCCGCAGATATCAAAGTTAATAAATAATAAAGCACTTAAGAATGGACAAATGATGGATTGGGTTGCCTATCTTACTGATCAAAAGAAACGCCAAGGTGTTGATCGTTTTAGTCGTATGTCTGACTTATATGAACATACAACTCTGTATGCACGTATTGTTCCTGAAGAACATAAAATTATGAATG